TATCTCTTCAGCCTCAACTAATTGACCAACAATAGGTATTTTAGTTAATCCAGTGAATATATCACCTAGTACACCAGCTGTTTGTTCTATTTTTTTAGCTTCAGCGTATTGTTCTCTAAGTTTTTTTAACTGTGTATCACTAGCTGCTATAGCATCCTCTTTCCATCTTATTTCTTCTTGAGATAACTTACCAATTTCTAATGCTAATAATTTAAATGTTTCTCTAGTTTTATTCTGTTCCTGTAATGCTTTAGCAATTTGATTTTGTACTTCTTTAGATTTTAAAGCACCACGACTTATAGCTTCCTGGTTTGTAGCTATTGTAAAATAATCTTTAGAGGAACTTTTAAGAGATTTAGCTATATCTTTATAATAATCCTTAGCTGTTTGTTCAACTTCTTTACCAATTTTTTGTTGTAACTTTAATTGCTCAGTTAGATTATTAGCTATCGAAACAAGAGTATTGTTCGTGACTTTTAATTCGTCATTTAAATTTTGTTGATTCTGTATATCTTGTGGATCAGCCATTTAAACTAGTTTATGCTGCGTATAAATATGAAAGCGCCTATTTTTTAGGCGCTTTTGCTGTAAATGCGAAATCTGGTATTGGTGGTGGTGTAGCAGGTTTTTTGCTAGGCTGTGCGGGTTGTTCTTTACCGTTACTAAATTTAAATTTATTATCCATTTCTTCCTGTTGCTTTTGAGCAGTTTCAGAAATTTTTTGGATATAATAATGCCTATATCTCACTGGTAGATTATAAACCTCATCATGAGTCCATCCACCATTACCATGATAACAAAGTAAAAATATTTCTTCTAATAATATTTTTTTATAAGCCGGCGTCAGGCCAAAAAAAGTTAACCCCGATTGGTAAGTCAACGCCCTCCAATACGTCACCATTAGCTTTAACAACATCCACTTTCATATCAACATCTGGAGTTATTTTGCTAGTATATTCACGTAATGCTTTAACGTCTCTAGCTAACATGTTATCAGCAAATTCTCTAATAGTAGATGATTCTCTATCTCCATTAACTGCTATAATCATATGTTTCAAACGAGTTGTAACATCATAAGAACCATTAGCGTTAATTTTTTTCATTCCGCTAATTTCTTTATCTATTTTAGCATCATCACCATGTGTTAATAACTTAAATGTGATTGTAACTTTAGAAAATGGTAATTGAAATTCAAATTCATTTTTACCTCTAGTAAATAATGATTCATCAATTGGTCTAGCTTCAATTGATGTTAGATCAGATTTAGCTTTTTCACTAACACCTGTATTAGGATCAGTGTAAATAAACTCATAATCTTTACCATAACCTAAAATACGAGCTGCTACTAAAATAGCATTTTTATCACCATTCAATAATTCATTGTAATCAACTCCTGGTGTTACAATCATTGATTGTAATAATTTATCAATAACAGTACCTTGACGAATAAAGTTAGCGTTAGATAGAATATCTTCTTCTTTAGCTGTCATATACTTCATTTCAATAACACCTGAGGATAATGGTGATGATTCTGGGTAGATTAATCCTTTAGAAGGTAAATCGATTTGTTCAGTAGGAAACTTAAATTTTTGCTCCATAACGTTTTATTAGTTTTATATATATAAATATACGAAGATAAAAAAAGCCATCCAAATGGATGGCTCTTTAAATGTTGTATATTACTATTAGTAGTTAAGGATACAATAATCCATTGCTACTGTTAAGCTAATAGAGATATAAGCTTCATTTGACCAATCATATTCGCCAAAGTTAGCTTCTTTAACATAAGCACCTTTGATAATCCACTCACCTACTACATCACCTACTGGACCTAAAATGTCTAAACGTAAGTCTTTTTTATAGAAGTCAGAGTAACCATCACGGCCTGTTACTGATTCATGTGCTAAACGAGCCCATTCCATTACTGCTTGAGCGCCTGATGGAGTTACAGGGTCGTACATTTCTAAAGTCATATCATTCCATCTAACTTTACCTTTTACTTTACGGTAAACGTTAATGTGGTCTAATACGATTTCACCTGCGTTAAATGATGGTGTTGAAGCTTTTTTAATTAAGTATGATGGTACACCATCGATATACATTAAAAAGCGATTTTGAACTTTAGGTTCAAACGCTGTGAACATTATTTCGGTAGGATCTAATACTGCCATTGTATTGTTTGTTTAATATAAATATTAATAATTGTTATTTCTATGCACCTGTTTTTGTTGGAGTTGAATTCTTTTCATTTTCAACATCTGATTGCATTTTATTTAAGTAACTCATTACCATTTTGTAGTTCTGATTACTATCAAGACCAGATAACTGAGAACCTTTTTTATTCTTTAACCACAACATTAATGCTTCAATCACTCTAGAGTAATCTTTTACATTAGTTACTGCTGATGCTATTTTTGTTAAAGAAGAACTAACGCCAGCAACCGAAGTATCGGCTGCTGCGTCGTCTTTAAATTCTTTTATTTTTTTATTTTCCATTGTTTAATTATAATTTTATTAACTTCCGAATTCTACACCAGTTGGTAAGATATTGAAGTCTAATAAGATAAATTCAGCTGTTCTAGTTGGTTGTAAATAAATTTGACCTACTAACTGATTTCTATCAATTACATCTGGAGTGTTATTTGTGTCATCCATTACTACTCTGAAAGCATATAAACCTTGTCTTTGTTGTACACTTTCTAAGTATGGAGTAACTTGAGATAAGAATCTATTTCTTGTTACAGTTGTGTTTTGTTCAAATACTAATGTCTTAGCTACGTTACCAATATATCTCTTAAGAGCAATTAATAAACGACGAACATTAATACGATCTAAAGCTGAAGCTTTTTGTTGTAATGTTTTCTGACCAAATGCTGTTACACCTATGTTAGGGAAAGTAGCGATTGGGTTAACACTAGCAGCATATAAATTATCACGATTTGTTGGAGATAATTTCTTTTCAGCTTGAATAACACCACCTAATCCACCACGATTTAAACCTGCAGGAGCAAACCATTCAGCACTTACATTATCGTTGAATGCATAAACACCAGCCATAATTGTTGAAGCAGGTACCCAAACTAACTTACCAGTTTCTTGAGATACTACTTGAACCCAAGGCCAATAAGCACCAGCGTAGTTAGTGTCTAAAGAATTAGCTGCGCCAATTGGAGTATTAAATGGAACATTGTAAGATACTAAGTCAGTGATATAAAAGAAATCACCTCTTTCTTCAGCGTTTGAAATAAAATTAGCTACAGTACTTGTATGTGTGTTTTGAATCAAACCTGGAGTGATTAATAACTCATAATCATATTCATCTTTGTTAGATAAAATATTACTAGCTGTAATATATTGGCTAGCATATAAACCTTGAGTTACAGCTCCGATATTACCAAATAAAGTAGGTCCAATAAATGGAATATCATTACCAGCACCACCAGCAAATGAACCACCAAATGATCCACTACCATTAACTGGTAATGAAGCTGAGTAGCTAGTACCAGCTGAATCAGTTCCTACTCCACCTGCATTGTTAAAGTAGTTTGGAGTTGGTTTGTTTACAGATTTAACTCTTACATAGCGGCTATTGTTTGGATAGTCACCAGCAGTAAGAATATAATATCCACCCATATCAGCATCATACTGAACTGTTTGAGATTGGTTACCAAGTACTTGCTCAATATAGTTGATTGAGTTAGGATCTAAAGATACATTTGTATATGTTTCTAAAATAGTAGGTGTTAATGGATTATCATCACCACGACGAATTAATAAAGTAAATGTACCACTTCCTGAGTTTACATTTCTAATTTCCCATTTTACGTTTTCTGTAGAACCACTAGATAAGCTATTATTGCTTAAGATAGAACTTGTGTTACTTGTCATAACACCAACGTTCAATGTTTCTAGAGTAAATGAAGATGTATTGTTTGATACTGTACTTCCACTTGTCCAAACACTAGCAGATGCTGGTGTGTGTGAACCACTTACTACTCTTGTTATTAAGATAGATTCACCCCCTTGTTGGAAGTAGTTATAAGCAGCTATTGAAGTTAAGAACTCGTAGCTAGACCCACCACTAACAAATGAACCACCAAAGCGGTTAACATAGTCACTATATGAAGTAACTACAGTTGGGATATTAGGTTTTCCTTTAACAGTTGGACCAACTAACGCTAAACCAACGGTTGGAGGTAACTGTGTTATTTGTGATAAATCATTCTCACGTGTTAGAACACCCGGAGAAATTAATGTTTCTTGCGCCATGTTTTAAATAGATTTTGTCTATTGATAAATATATAGAGTAATATATAAAACGAAGAAGCCCCGACATTGCTGTCGAGGCTCTTCTATATTAACTCCTAACACCTAACAATACATATTATTAATTTATTTCTCCTGTATCTAGATTAATAGATCCTTGACCATACTTATCTTGGAGTTGTTGAGCTAAATTACCTTCTCTAACATATAAATCTTTGCGTAATTCTAATAGGCGAGATTTTTCAATCTCTAATTCACCTAAAGACATAGCTAGTTCAGTATATTCAGCTTTAATATTTTTAACTGATTGTAATTCTTCATCAGTTAATTTTTTAATGTCACTCATTATTCAGGTTTTACAAGTTTAAAGAAAGTAACATAAACACCTTCTGATTCTACGCTTTCAAAGTCAGCGAGTTTGAATTCTTTATATTCTACTTCTTTTTCTTCTTGTAAAAGAGCATTAAATTCATTTTGGAATTCAACAAACTTAGGATTGACATCTCTGCCAGTCACTTCACCTTCTTCGTTAGTAACAATATTGATGTACATTGGAATAGAAATACCACCTTTTTCATCTTCAGTTCCGTGTTTTTTGATCAACTCTTCTTTAAGTTTTTCAACAGCGGTTTTTTCT